CGGTATGGCAAGAACGTTTGATGAAATGCTAGAGCTAATCGCGCACAACATAGACGAAGTGACGTTGATGGAAGTGCTTGAGATAAACTCTGAGGATATTGTTGATGCGTTTGCTGAACGGATACGTAACAACCTGTATAAGTTTAACGGATTGGAGGAAGAAGTAGATGAGTACTAAGTCTGATCGTAACACACCGTTTCCGCGTTCGATAGATGACGCAGCGCCTGCTGAGTGGGACGCTATCAAACGACAGGTAGGCGGTAACCATTACAGTCGGTACGTTATCCAGCCTGTTGACTTCATCATAGCTAACAACCTTGACTGGTGCGAAGCTAACGTGGTGAAGTACATTACTAGGTGGAAGGACAAGAACGGCGTTGAAGATTTACGCAAGGCGCAGCACTACCTTGAGATGTTGATCGAACGTGAAGTAAGAGAGAAGTTATGAGTGCCATCTTTGATCTGGAACAGCAGATGTTAGAGTTCTCAAACGTCACTAAGGACATCGACCTAGTAACTAGATACTTCCTAGACTCATCAGAGTGGAATGACCACATTAGCCCGAAGGCGACTGACGCAATGATTAACAAGTACTTTGCCATCAAGGAACTGTACGAGATCAAGTTTGATGAGATGTGGGAAACCTTTGATCAAGTGTGCAAGGAGTATCACAAGAGAGGTAAAAAATGAAAGTCATTGAAGGTAAGTTCGGGATGCAGGACAAGGAGGAAGTCAAGGCTTCTGACATGTTCCAACATCTCGCAGACGTTACCGATGTGATGGAAGAGGAAGGCGTTGAGATCGAAGCGGTTGTCGTTATAAAGACTGAAGTGTATGGCATACAGGTTTTAAGTAACGACATGACACCAGCAACGGCGCACTTCTTGTTATCAAAAGGAGCAACAGCCCTAGAACTAAACGAGCTTGGAGGCGAGCATGCGGAAGATTAGTTCCGTAACAATACGTATCGCAGAATACGGATACGTACTTGACTGGTATGACGGTAAATTTAGAAACAAACTTGTCAACACTAGGGAGGAACTCATTGCTAAGCTCTACGCACTACTGTAAAACACGAGGAGTAACAGAATAGATGGACGCATATCAACAATACATACACAAGTCGCGGTACGCTAGGTACTTACCAAATGAACAGCGCCGTGAGACTTGGGAAGAAACAGTCAACAGGTACGTTACCTACTGGGGTGACAAGCTAGATGACAAGACAGCGAAGGCTGTGTACGAAGCGGTACATAATCTGGATGTGATGCCTTCGATGCGCGCTGTGATGACAGCAGGTGAAGCCCTCGACCGTGACAACGTAGCTGGATTCAACTGTAGTTACTTACCTATAGATCACCCCAAAGCGTTTGACGAGATGATGTACGTGCTCATGTGCGGCACAGGCGTAGGGTTCAGTGTCGAGCGTCAGTACATCTCAAAGCTACCAGAGATTGCAGAGGAGTTCCATGACACAGACAGTTGTATACACGTTTCGGACTCAAAGATCGGTTGGGCTAAAGCCTACAGAGAACTTATTGCCATGCTCTATAGTGGTCAACTTCCAAAGTGGGACGTGTCTGGAGTACGACCTGCTGGTGCCACGCTCAAAACCTTTGGAGGCAGAGCGTCTGGGCCTGAACCTCTTGAGGATCTGTTCCGATTTACCGTTGAAGTCTTTCGGGGTGCTGCTGGACGAAGACTTAGTTCCATCGAGTGTCACGATCTCTGCTGTAAGATTGCACAGATCGTCGTCGTTGGCGGTGTCAGACGAAGTGCCCTTATCAGTTTGTCTAACCTTACAGACGATAGAATCAGACGATGCAAGTCAGGACAGTGGTGGGTAGATAATCCGCAACGTGGTCTTGCAAACAACAGTGCTTGCTACACAGAGAAGCCTGACTTCCCAGCCTTTTTAGATGAGTGGAAAAGTTTATATGAGTCCTACTCAGGAGAACGCGGCATGTTCAGCAGAGTTGCTAGTCAAAAGCAAGCTGCAAGAAATGAGCGACGAGATGCTACCTATGATTTTGGAACTAATCCGTGCTCGGAGATCATCCTCAGACCTTACCAGTTCTGCAATCTATCGGAGGTTGTTGTCAGGGAAACCGATAGTCTCGCAGACCTCAAACGAAAAGTACGTGTTGCGACTATCCTTGGAACTCTACAGGCTACGCTGACAGACTTCCGTTATCTGCGTAAGATATGGAAGACTAACACGGAAGAGGAGGCGTTACTCGGTGTATCGTTGACAGGGATTATGGATCATCCAGTCCTGTCTGGGAGGGAAGACAATGTTAAACTTAAGAAGTGGCTTACCGCGATGCGCGAAGAAGCTATTGCGGCTAACAAAGAATGGGCTAATCGACTTGGGATTAATACTTCTGCTGCTATTACTGCTGTTAAGCCCTCCGGTACTGTCAGTCAGCTTGTGGATTCTGCTTCAGGGATTCACCCGCGATACGCGCAGTACTACATTCGTCGCGTAAGGGCTAGCAAGAACGATCCGTTATGTGCCGTGCTGGAGGCTGCTGGTGTGCCTGTGGAGGACGATGTGATGTCACCCAGTACCAAGGTATTCAGCTTCGTTCAGAAGGCTCCTGACGGCGCTGTGACAGCCTCAGAGATGGGTGCTATGGAGCAGTTAGAACTGTGGGAAATCTATCAGGACTACTGGTGCGAGCACAAGCCGTCGATGACTTGTTACTACAGGGATCACGAGTTCTTGGAAGTTGGACAGTGGCTGTACAATAAGTTCGATAAGATCAGCGGTATCAGTTTCTTACCGTACAGCGAACACACGTACCAGCAAGCACCGTATGAGCCGATAGATAAGCAGACTTATCTGAAGCTCAAGAAAGAAATCCCAACCGTTATCGACTGGGATATTCGTGAGGAGGATGACAGGACTGAAGGGTCACAGCAGTTAGCCTGTACGGGTAACAACTGTGAGCTTTAGTCTATAAGTCCTAGCTTCTCAAACAGACGCTCTCCGGTGGCTGCACGTAGAACTCTATCTATGTTTGCAACACCGGGGACGTATGTTTGTCCTGCTCTAAGCAGCGGCGTTAGCGGCTCCGGCTCACCTGTCAACATGCGCTGACCCGTTGAAGTAATACCGCTGAGTACGTTAGACCCAACAGATAAAGGCGCTGGTTTTAGCTCAACAGGTTTACCGCCAAACTCTTCAGCCCTAATGTTAACAATACCTGAAGTCATGTTGGAGGCTAGTTGATTTAACAAAGCACTAGAGATTCCTTCCGGTGTCAACAAGTCTTCAAGGCTTTTGTCTTTAGATAAATCTAATGTCTTTCTTCCATCGTCCCAGATCCCTGCAAAAACACCAAACAACCCTGCATATTTTGCTGAGTTAAGCATAGCTGTTCGCGCAGCCTCCGCGCCTTCTTTGGTATTAAGCCCTAGACGTTGCGCTCTCGCTATGTTCAAGCCAATGTCGGTACGAATGCTGTTCATCTGCTTGTTCATATAGCTCAACATGCTGTATGCCATACGTCCGTTAGGATTGTCATGGAACGCTTTAGGCATCGCGCTTGCGCTGACAGGTTGCCATTTGTTTAGGGAAGACCCTGCAAAGTTTAAAACCCAAGGGTTACTGTACTGCTCATTCTTGAGCGCGTTAACGGTGGACTGAAACTCAGACTCAGTAAGCCCACGCATTCCGTCATGCTTACGTAGCTTATCCAAGTCTCCTTTCTTTGCAAGGTCAATACCGCGTCTGATCGCGCTGTTAGTTAACATCTCTTGACCCATTCGGTTAACAGTAGATACACCAGACACCCTGTACAGACCTTTGCTCAACGTGTCCAGTCCTCTCACGACACCTTTGTTCCAAACAAATCGCTGTCCTTCAGCAGCGTCTCTAAACGCTTTCTCGCCAGCGTTTGCAAGCTCACCCATAAACTCACGGTCGAGTCCAATCTGCCTGTTAGACATCCACTTAGGATTGTTAATACCAAACGTCTGATTGAAGGTAGACAAGATGCCTTTAGGTATACTCTGCGCCCATGCCTTAACACCGTTCTGGTAAATAGGAGCAGTGATTCCTTCAGCTATGTTAAGTAAAGCGTTTAGTGGATTGCCTAGCAACGTGCCTGAAACAGTCCGTCTAATCACAGCACCAGCTACGTTACCGCCTTTCTTTGAGGCGATGAACTGGGAGCGCAATCCGTTAGCTAAGTTTGCTGCAACGTCAGCACTTGCGCCTTCAGCTTTGGCTTGCTTTTCAATAGCATCAATAACAACGTCTAGTCTGCTCTCACCTTTTCCAATCTTAGGCTGTCGTATCTTGTTAACATCAACATCAAAACGTGCGATTAAAGAACGCGCAACAGAAATATCTTCTGCCATTTCCTTAACAGCTACAAGCGGGTTGTGGTATTGATCTGGGTTTCCAACAGCGCCTTCTATTTTCTGAAGAGCTTTTGTGGGCATGTAGTTTGCTTTGGGAAGTTTAACAAAATCCAATCCAGTGAGAACCGTCATCTGTTCTTGTAAGAGCTTTATTGCATCTCTTTCTTCAGCGGTTCTAGCTGCTGCGTTCATGTCATCCCACGTAGCTCTCCTATCTTTTTTGATAGACTTGTTCATACGAAGAGCTAAAGACTTTAAAGCGCGGTTGCTTTCAAATACATCTGCTACTGGCTTTAAAGTAGTGTCAAATATTTCTTCTATCTCACGCTGGTCGTGTCTTGCTAAAGTCTCAGCATCCTCTGCTAGTTTAGCTGCACGTTGTCCTACGTTCTTTGCAATCCACTCTTTTGTCGTTAAGAAAATATTGCCTCTTACGTCACTGGGAGCTTTTGGATGTACAGACACAGGCGCGTCTTCTGTTATATCTTTTACTTTTCTGCCTGCCAAGCTAGCGTCAAAGTCTGCTCCGGGCCTGCCTGCTTCTTTAGCCCTGCCTACGTTAACAAAACCGTCAGTGCCGCCTATGTGACTGCCTTTGCCTGACCATGTTTCAGCGTCTAACTTTTTAGTTGCTTCTTTTATTTCGTCTGCGCTTTTAGTTAACAATCCTCCAGCAGCGCCGCCAAGAATGCCTCCAACGCCTGCACCAAGTGCTGCGCTAGTTGCGCGCTCTTCGCCTTCTCCTGCCAAGAATCCGTACACAGCGCCTTCGCCAGCGCCTACGCCTGCAACTTTAACGGCACGGGACAGCTTGCTTCCAGACTGTGCAATCTTTGCAACGCCTGCTCCGGGGATGAACAAACCGCTAGCAAAACCAGCAACGTTTAAAACAGTAGACGCTGTTGGGTTGTCTTCTTTAAACGCACGTAGCTCACCGCGAGAAGCAGTGATTGCCTCGTCCCAAGTTTTTGCGTTGCCTGACATTAAACGAACAACAGCATCAAGCTCGTCACCAGCGCCTATTGCAGATTCAATAAAGTTGACAGCGCCTGATCTAACAGCACTGTATTCAACATCTTCGTCAAACAAATCGCCAAACAAATTTAAAGGACGTTTTTCTGGTGCGTCCGAAAATAAATCTTCATCGCCGTCAAATAAGTTTTCAAACGCCATATAACTAATCCTGTGTATAAGTACCCATTGGACTTATTTTACCGCGTACTCTGTCTAAATATTGTTGTTCAGGTTCTAAATATTCAGACGACATGTACCTGCCTCCAAACGCACCGTCTGAAGAGCTTTTGCTTCCTATGTATTTTTTCTTTTTAAGAGCCGATATAATATCAGATATAGATTTGTCTGGATATTGTTGCGCCGCATCTCTAATTATTCCTTGTTCATCCGCAGAATACATAGAAATGTCTTCTGTTATTTCACGATCAGGATATTTTTTTGCGGCGTATTCAGGATCTATAATTTTTATTTGATTTATTACAGACCTTCTGTTTCTTCTTTTTTCTTCTTCTCTTGCACTAGCATATTCTGCTGGAGTTATTTTTTCAGGGTCTTTTGCATTTGCTCTAGCAATCCTAGCCACATTTAGCTCATCAACAGGAAGCTCCAAACTAAGCTCTAGTTTTTGTATATCTTCTTGTCTAGCAGCTACCAATGCTTGATTTTGCCTATACTCACCAAAAGCTACCGCATCTTGCGCTCTATAAAGACTGTCTGTAAGACTTGCTTCTAATTCTTTTGAGCGCGACAACGCTCCAGTTTTCCATGTCCCTGTTTTTTTATCCCAGCCTGCTTCAGAAACTGCCTTGTACTGATCGTAACGAGCCTGAACAGAAGATCTAAGCTCTTCAGGCAAAGCGTCAATAGCATCTTGATAGTTTAAATTTGGCTTGCTTGTTCTTGCGGTGCTTCTTTCATCAAGGTAATCACGAGTCTTTAGATTTTGCGTTGCTGTTGTCACGTATCCCTGAAACGCATCGTAAACACCTTGCTTCGATG